CCTTCACCCGGGCCCGTGAGGCCGCCGAAGCCGAGCAGGGGGTCCTCCCTGAGAAGTACCAGGGCAAGACGGCCGCCGAGGTCTACGCCCTGATGCAGAAGGAGATCGCCTACAAGGCCAAGCAGGCCGAGAAGGGTGAGCCCAAGGACGGCGAGTCCGCCTCCGAGGATGGCCAGGAAGAGACCTCTGAAGAGCCCGACGGGGAAACCCCCGCAGAGGAGGAATCGGAGGTCTCCAAGGCCCTCCGGGAGGCCTCTGAGGAGTTCTACGCCAACGAGGGCAAGCTGGGCGAGGCAACCGTCGCCAAGCTGGCCGAACTGCCCTCCGCCGAGCTGATCAAGGCTTGGCAGGAGCTCCAGTCCAAGGCCCCCATCGAGACTCCCATCTCGGATGCCGAGGCCGCGGAGATCGTCAAGGCCGTGGGTGGCCAAGACGCCTACAACGACACCCTGGAGTGGGCCGCCGCGAACCTCTCCGAGGCCGACCGGACCGCCTACGACAAGGTGATCCTCTCCGGCAACCGCGAGGCCACCCGCTTCGCCGTAGAGGCCCTCAACCAGCGTTACAAGAACGCCGTGGGCTTCGACGGGGATGCCGTCTCCGGTGGCAAGGCCAGGAACACGGGCCTCAAGCCCTACCGGTCCAACGCCGAGCTGCGGCGTGACCTGGCCAACCCACTCTACCAGCAAGACCCAGCCTTCCGCGTCGACGTGGAAACTAGGCTGGCTATCTCCGGTGAGCTGGCCGACTGATCACCGAGCCCAGTCCCCTGTGCGTCCTTGAGGCGTCTCACGGCTGGGCCTTCAACAACACCCCTCAAGCCTCTCCATGGAAGCTCAAACCGAGGGGTCACTGACATACTAGCTCAGCGGTAGAGCAGACCCGTAACAGGGTTTGGTGGAAGGTTCGACTCCTTCGTGTGTCTTTGGGTGGTTCCCACAGGCGCGGCTTAGCGCCGCTCCTAATAACCGAACGTTCGGTCGGACCCTCTGCGGAGGATAATCCAACCCGTTGATTTCTACTGCTTCACTTTGACTGAGCTCAGTCGATCGGACTTCACGCCCCTTCGACTTTAATTCTGTGACTTTTACCGTAACCCAACCCGGCCGCGTCAATGGCGCCGGTGACCAACGCGCACTTTTTCTTCGCCTCTTCTCCGGCGAGGTGTATGAAGCCTTCCGTAATGCGACGATCTTCAAGGACACCGTCCTGAACAAGTCCATCAGCGGCGGACGCTCCCACCAGTTCATCCACACCGGCCGGATTGCCGCGGCTTACCATACCCCTGGTACTGCCATTCTTGGTTCGGGCAACCCCCCTTCCGCCGAGACCACGATCGAACTGGACGACCTCCTGATTGCGTCGGCTTTCGTCTACAGACTCGACGAAGTCATCTCCCAGTACGACATTCGAGGCCCCATCAGCCGCCAAATCGGGCAGGCTCTCGCCGAGCACTACGACCGCCGGGTCGGCCGTGTTCTGAGCCGCGCCTCCGGCCTCGCTGCCCCTGTGACCGGTGAGCCTGGTGGCTTCCGGATCAACATCGGCGCGAGCCAAGAGTACAACGCCCAGGCTCTCGTCGACGGCTTCTTCGAGGCCGCCGCTCGTCTGGACGAAATCTCGGCTCCCAAGGACGGCCGCTTCGCCGTGCTGTCCCCCCGCCAGTATTACGCCCTGATCTCCCAGGTCGACACCAACATCCTCAACCGGGAGTACGGCAACGGCCAGGGCAGCCTGAACAGTGGCGAGGGTCTCTATGAGATCGCCGGCATCAAGATCCGCCGCTCCAACAACATCCCCTTCCTCGGCCGTTACGGCTCGCCCACCGGCGCCGTGATCGAAACCGACACCGCGGGGGGCTCCGGCACCTACGGCGCCCGGAACTCCTACGGCGTGGCAGCTGACTTCAGCACCAGCTGCGGCCTGATCTACCACCGGGATGCTGCCGCTGTCCTCACCGGCATCGGACCCTCCGTGGAGACCACCGGTGCCGACACCAAGGTGCTCTACCAAGGTGATGTGATTGTTGGCAAGCTGGCGCTCGGCGCCGGCCCTGTCCGCGTGGCCGTGGCAGGCGAATTTAGGAACGTGGCCTGATCTTCAAGTCAACTTCAAGTCTGCCTCAGATTAGAAGTTGGTGCCTTTAATACGGCCTGGGCTTATTCAAGCCTGGGCCCTTTTTCTTTAATGTGCCCAGAACGGCACTACCCCCCTTTTTTACCATGACCACCCAGCTGCAGGCAGTGAACTCGATGCTGACCTCCATTGGTCAGGCACCAATCACCGGCCTCGACACGGCCAACCCGGAGATCGCCACCGCAACCCTCATCCTCAACACCGTCCGGGAGGAGGTCCTGGGTGAGGGCTGGAACTTCAACTCCGAGAAGGGTTACACCCTGCTGGCTGACGCCAATGGTGAGCTGGTCGTCCCCCCGGGGATCCTCAACATGAGTGTGAACCAGGAAGACACCAGCTACCGCTATCGTGCCGTCCAGCGCAACGGCAAGCTCTACGACAACCTGAGCCACAGCTTCAACTGGGGAGCCAACACCTCGGTCAGTCTGGACATCGTCTGGGATGCTGAACTCGAGGACATCCCCGCCGTCTTCCAGAACTACATCGTCCAACGAGCCTGCCGTGTCTTCGGAGGCCGCACCCTGGGAGCCGAGAAGATGGTCGCGTTCAACTCCCAGGACGAGGCCCTCTTGCGGTCCGCCTGCCTCGCCTACGAATGCACCACCGGCCGCTTCAACGCAATCTCCCAGGGTGACAAGGGGAGGTACTTCCAGGCCCCAACCCAGACCCCGTTCAACGTCCTCAACAGGTAGTCATGCCCGCTGTTTCCCAGAAGATCGACACCCTGATCGGAGGGGTATCCCAGCAGCCCGACTCCCTCAAGCTGGCTGGCACCTTCGTCACCTGCGACAACTTCTTGCCCGATCCCGCCTTCGGCCTCGCCAAGCGTCCGGGCTTCAAGCACATCTCCCAGCTGGCCGGGGCCATCAGCACACCCTCCCGCTGGGGTGAGATCGACCGGGACGATGAGGAGAAGTATGTCGTCCAGATCGGCCGCACCCCCGAAGCCTCCATGCTCAAGGTGTGGGATTCCCAGAGTGGTGAGGCCCAGTCCGTCAACGCCATTGGTGCCGGAGCACAGGCCTACCTGGCTCACACCAACGACGACGACCTGGAGCTCTTCACTGTAGGGGACTACACCCTACTCCTCAACCGCAAGGTGAACGTGGCCCAGGGCTCCCTCTCGAGCTCCACGGACACGCCCTTCGCCATCGTCACCTTCAACTCGGTAGGCTACAATAGCCGCTACTCGTTTACCCTTGCCCCCTCCACCGTCTACACCTACAACACCACCAACGCCGCCACGGACCGCCTCAGCCTCAGGGACGTCACCGAGGGTCTGGCTACCGTGATCAACTTCGCGGGCATCCTGACGGCCACCGTGATAGGCCCCAGCCTCTACATCCGCCGGACCGACGGGGGCCAGTTCGACTGCAGCGCCTCCGGCGGCCCCAGCGCGGCCTCGGTGAGCCTGATCAAGGGCAAGGCCACAAGCCCCTCCGAGCTCCCCCGGCAGTTCATCAACAACGCCCGGGTCCGCATCCTCAGCGGCGAGGGCTCCGACGGGGACGACTACTGGGTCACCTTCAAGACCGACAACGGGGCCAACGCTGGCGTCGGGGTCTGGGAGGAGACGATTGGCCCGGACGTCAACAACGGCTTCAACGTCGACACCCTACCTCACGCCCTCATCCGGGAGGCCAACAACACCTTCACTGTGCGGCGTCTCGGGCTGTCCGAGGCCCTAGGCACCCTGCCCTCCATCACCACCAACGGGACCGTCTCGGCGGCCACCGTCCTGAGCTCCACCCGGGGCCGCTACCTTGTAGGCCAGACCTTCTGGGCCAAAGGTGGCAGCGGGCAGAACCTCCGCCTCCGGGTCCTCGCCACGGACGTCAACGGGAACATCCTCACCGTGGAGCCCTCCAGGGCCGGCTTTGGATTCACCACCTCCAACGTGGTCTCCAATGAGTTCGGCGACACCTTCACCGTGACCTCGGTGACCTCCGTCACCACCAAGGTGGACCCCTTCGGCCTGCTCTACTGGGTTGACCGGCAGGTAGGAGACGTCACCACCAACGGCTGGCCCTCCTTTAAGGACAACCCCATCGATGGCATCTCCTTCTTCAAGAACCGCCTCGTCCTCTCCAGCCAGGACAACATCATTTGCAGCGTGGCTGGAAACTACTTCAGCTTCTTTCAGACAACCGTCGTCACTCTCCTTGCGTCTGATCCGATTGATCTCTCGGCCGGCTCCACTCGCCCCTTGAGATTCCGGCACATGATGCCTTACCAGAAGGGACTTCTCTGCTATGCCGACAATGGCCAATACAGCCTCGAAGCCAACAATGAATCCTTCAGTGTTCAGTCGGCCGAGATGGTCGAAGTGGGCGCCTACAATCTGCTTACTCGTGTGGCTCCGGTCGACATCGGTCCGAGCCTCGTCTTTGCAAGCCAGAGCGCCCGGGCCACCTCAGTGTTCGAGGCACAGTTTGGATCCCAGGACGGCAACTCCCGCACCCGAGTGGCTGAGCTGACTCGGGTGATTCCCCGCTACCTGCCCACCGACATCCAGGCCATGAAGGCCTCCACCTCGGCCTCCCTCCTGGCCCTGCGGAGCCGTCGGGCCCCCGGCCAGATACACTTGTTCAAGTTCTACGACGCGGCCGGGGAGCGCCAGCAGTCCGCCTGGTTCCGCTGGACCGTCCCGGGGCTCGTCGAGCATCACCACTTCTCCGGGAACGTCCTCACCCTCGTGCTGCGCTCGGCCTCCAACCCCGCCAGCGTGGCCCTAGTCCAACTCACCACCGACAACAACAACTCCAACAGCCCCCTCGTCTTCGAGGGCGATCAGGTGGACATCCGCCTGGATCTCCACAACTACAACCCTCCGGTCTTCTACAACTC